CAGCTTGCCATCCACGCGCTCGGAAGCGAGGAAGCCCACCTGACCGGTGGCGGCATACAGCTCATTCAGGCGCTTGAAGGAACGGCCCTCGCGGTCAGCAACCCAGTAATAACCCAGATCGCCGAACAGGATGCTCTTGGCTCCGGCTTCGACGACGGGCATATACGCAGAGGTGTACACCGGACGGCCCAGCAGCATGTCAGGCGTACCGGCGGTCAGGCTGGGCTGCCACAGGTAATCGCCGTTGCCGTTCTTCAGTTTGCGGATAGCCTTGACGGTGGAGTCATTGACCACAAATACCGCACGCTTACGGTAGGGCGCACGCAGGGAATAGAACAGGTCGATCACCTCGTCCATGCTGATGGCAGTCGCGCTGGCAGCGGTCACGCCGGTCTGCGCACCGCCGGTAGCAGCGAGAATACCCAGCGGCTTGCCGGTGCCATCACCGGTGAAGAAGGCTTCCTCCTCGGCAGCGCCGATGCGGCGTGCAAACTCGCGGGCGATGTAGGACGGCATGTCGAACACGGAATCATTGAGCAGCTCCTCGCTGATCTTGATCATGGTCGCCAGCTTGTGAGCGCCGATGGACACCTGACCGAAGGTATCGTCGCTCTCGGGATAAGCGGCTTCCTCGTCGATCCACGCAGCAGTGCCCTTGGATGCGACGACGGGAATCTTGCGGTCGCCGGATTCGGTGGAGATGACGTGTGCCAGCTTGCGGAAGATGTTCTCCTCCTGCAGCGTATCGATCAGGGTGCGTTCGTACTCGTCGGGTACCAGATAGCCGCCCTCGGAGTCTGCGCCGATGCGCAGGGAGTTGTACACCTCATGGGGTACGCTCTTGGAGCGCATGTTCTGCCAGAACGCCTTCTTGTAGCTGTCAGAGGCACGGCCCTTCTTTTCCTCGCCGGGGATGAGATTCTCGGGGCGGTTGACGATGGGGCTGGAGGTCGGGCGGTTCATCTCGTTCTCGATGGCCTCCTGACGCTCCAGCCGGTCGATTTCCTTCTTCATGCGGTCAACGTCATCGACCATACGGTCGTAGACAACCGCATCCTCGGCGGTCATGGTTCCATCATTGCCGACGTGGGAATCGCGGAACTTCTTGGCGGCGTCCCACAGGGAAGCGCGCTTCTCGCGCATGGTAAGAATCTGATTCATACGGAATACCTCCTATCAAAATCTGAGATGTTCAAGCCGGGTGTCGGTACTGAGTACAGGCACACGGTTTTCGGTAACAGGGTCAACAGCAGATGTCACACGGGCCGGTTCAGGCACAGATTTCTGCTTTCGATCCACAGAAAAAGGCTTGGTCTTTCGATCAAACCAAGCCTGAACACCTGCTTTCGCAGTCTCAAGGGAGACCTTATGGCCTGTGCAGTCCGTGGGCAGCTTGGCAGGCGTTTCGGTAATGGCATCCACGAAACCCTTGTCAAAGGCTTCATTGGCATCCATCCACGTGGTGGCAGTCATCATGTCGGCGGCGTCGTTGCGAGATACGCGCATGCGCGTGCCGTACATGTTGAGGATGCTCTCCTTACAGGCGCGGAGAACGGCTTTCGCCTCGTCCATATCGCGCTCATTGCCGTAAGCAACGGTGCTGGGATCGTGGATCATGAACAGACTGCCGGGTGTCATTTCCAACCGATCAGCCGCCATTGCCACAACCGTTGCGGCAGAAGCTGCCGTGCCGGAGATCGTGATCTTCACGCTGCCGGGATAGGCGCGGATATCGTCAAACATCCGGGTGGCTGCGTTGCAGGAGCCGCCGTAAGAGTTCAGACGGATATGCACGTCATCCACAGCGGCGTTGTCTTCGCCGTACAGCCAATCGTGAAGGCCGTTCGGGGTGATTTCATCTCCGAACCAGCTTTCTTCATCGATATAGCCGTTCATGGTAATCTCCCTCAATGGGCATTCCTCCTCGTTCTTTTATTGGATTTGGGCTTGGATTCCTCGGGCGGTGGCTGTTCCTGCGCGATATCCTCGGCAGGCTCTTCCTCCAGCGTGGATACTGCAGAAGCCACCATAGAGATACCAGCCAGCCCAACGGGAATGAGGTTGCCGTTGCACAGGTAGGTGTTGCCGCCTTCCTCGTCCGGGATGGGGTTCATGTTCTCCAGAGCACGGATGTCGTTGGCGCTCATCCAGCCGTTCTGCCTTGCGATGGCGTAGCCTTCCATGCGGCTCTTGTAGTCGCCGCGCATCAGGCCGTCGATGTTGAACTTCACATAAAAGCGCCCCTTCTCGTTTTCTGAGAACAGGGCGCGGTTCATGGCCTGCTCGATGCGCACCAGCCAAGGCCGGATGGTGTGCATGGCAAAGTCAATCGACTGATGCTCGATATTGGCGAAGGTAGAGCGGCTCAGATCGCCGATCAGGTGCGGTGGCACACGGAAGATTCTGCAGATTTCCTCTACCTGAAACTTGCGCGTTTCAAGGAACTGTGCCTCGTTATTGGGTAAGCTGATGGGCGTGAAGGTCATCGACTCTTCCAGAATGGCTACCTTCGCACCGTTGGATGAGCCGCCGTAGGTCGCGTTCCAGCTTTCCCGCAGGCGCTTGGGGTCGCGCACCGTGTTGGGGTGTGTCAGGATACCGCTGGGGCGTGCGCCGTTCTGAAAAAACTTCGAGCCGTATTCCTCGGCGGCGATGCCCAAGCCAATGGCGTTCTTCTCCAGCGCGATGGGGCTGTAGCCCATGATGCCGTCAAAGCCAAGGCCGGGGATGTGCAGCACATCCTCGGGATTCAGCTGCACCGAGCTGCCTTCCGTGGTGGTATAGGTGTACGTCAGCCGTCCGCTGGAATCTCTGTCCACCTCCATGCGGTCAGGCAGGAGCGGATACAGACCGAGAATGCTGGTCTTTCCGCTACGGATGATCTGACTGTAGGAGTTGCCCCACAGGAGCAGGTGACTGAGCATCGTCTCCCGCCAGATGAAGCTGGACATTTCGGGGTTTGGCTCGTCATGAAGCAGACGATACAGCGGGTGATCCGGGCATTTCTGACTGCCGTGGTCAGTGGTTTCGTACACGCCAATCGGCAGGCTGGCGATGGTTTCCGCGATCACGCGCACACAGGCGTATACCGTGGACACCTGCACGGCGTTCTTCGGATTGACGGTCTTGCCCGAGGTGGACGAGCCAAAGTAGAACGTCTGCGCAGCCGATACTGCATCACGAGGCTTGTCCCGGGCACGGAACAGGCCGAGAAAGGGATTTTTCATAGGCTACCTCCATATGTTACAGGCCGCTGCCGGTCTTGTGGTCATGGCAGCTCTTGCACAGTGCCTGCCAGTTGCGCTCGTCCCAGAACAGCTTCTGATCACCGCGATGCGGAATAACATGATCGACCACCGTCGCAGGCGTGATCTTCCCACGCTTCATGCACTCATTGCACAGCGGATTGCGCTGCAGAAAGTTTGCGCGGGCTTTTCGCCAGCGGTTGTCATAGCCACGGGATTCTGCGCCGCCGCGCAAGCGGTCGGATGAAAACTGAATATGCTTGGAACAATAAACGCCCTTGTCGCACAGATTCGGACATCCCGGATAGCGACAGGGGCGTTTTGGTGCTTTTGGCATAGGAACCTCCTTACCAGTCGAGGGTCAGCAGGCCGCGCTCATCATAAACGCTGCCGCCGTTCAGGTTGCGCTGTGCCCGGTCAAGCGCCATGACCAAGGCCACCACGCCGTCGATCTTCTCAGTAGACTTCTCTTTGTCGGGCTTGATGTTCCCGGCAGGGTCGGTGCGGACGTACACGTTATCCATGCACCAGCGCAGGATCGGATGCCCGTCATGGCGCAGGGACTGCTCCAGCACCAGACGCATCAGGTCTTTGGTCGGGTTGCTCATGTCCTTGAAGCCCTGCCCGAAGGGAACCATCGTAAAGCCATCGTCCTGCAGCGCCTGTACCATCATGCTGGCGTTCCATCTGTCCACGGCAATCTCGCGGATATTAAACATGCGCCCGAGGTTGACGATGTACTGCTCGATGAAGCCGTAATGCACCACGTCGCCTTCGGTGGTCAGGATGATGTTCTGCCGCTGCCATACGTCATACGGCACATGGTCGCGGCGCACGCGCAGCGGGATGGTGTCCTCAGGGAGCCAGAAGTACGAAAGCGTCCGATAATACGGATCGTACTCCGTTGGCGGGAACACCAGCACGAAGGCCGTCAAGTCGCTGGTGGAAGAAAGGTCGAGCCCGCCGTAGCAGGGACGGCCCAGCAGCTGATCCAGAGAATACTCATCCCGGCAGGCATCCCACTTGTTCATGGGCATCCAGCGCACAGCGGTATTCGTCCACTGGCACAAGTGAAACTGCCGGAACTGGATTTCCTCGGCAGGATTCTCCTTCGCGGATTCACATCGCTGCTGATAATATTCAAAGTCCACCGTTCGACCGATGGACGGATTCGCCATTGCCCAGACCTCCGGATCTGTCCAGTCAGCATCATCGGGCGCGGAATACAGCACCGGGTAGAAGGTGCTGTCATGCTTGCGGCCTGCCAAAATATCAGCGGCCTTGGCATGCTGCTC